CGCCGAGCGCTTGAACAAACGCGGTGCGCTCCTCTCTATGCCTGTGGACCATGTCGTGAATATGTTACGAGAAAATTCCATGCCTCTCCATTATTCAAAAGGCGCTGTAAAGTTCGAGAAAGGAAAGAAAAGGGCGATTTGGAACACTTCAATATACCACTACCTTTATCAGGCGTACGTTCTTGATTGTTTGGATTCACATCTACAGCGTTACTCTAAGAGTCCAGATGGTCCTGCCCCTGCTTCTTGGGACTCTAGCGTCCACCACGCTGGCCAGCGTCTAGCTACTCAGTACTCACGTCTTGCTGATTTATCGACTGACAATGCTGGACTAATGTGGGATTTCTCTGATTTTAATATTAACCATTCGATACCGTCCATGGTCCAACTCTTCGCCACGCTCGGACAGGCTCTCTCTTCTAGGATGGAATCCAAGGAAGGTCCTGCTTATTTGGCCCAGGTACGCCAGGATTTCGATGACTGCATTCAATGGATATCCCGTGCACGAGCCAACACCATCCTTGACGATGCAGACACTGAAATGCCCGTTATCGCTGAAATCCTTCGCTCCCTCCAATCTGGCGAACGAGCGACTAGCTTTACCAACACCTTTTGTAATCGTGTTTACTTGAAAGTCGCTGATTACGTGGCTCTCGATTTCTTCTCTCGCCAACTCATTATAAATACTCGCTTCCAACAAGGTGATGATGTCTTCTGCATTGCCAACTCTGTATATGACGGCGTTATTCAATGTGGTCTACTTAACATATGCGGAGCTGCCGGTCAAGTTTATAAAATCACCCTTGATTACGCTGGACGGGGAGAATTCTTACGCTATTCTTACGATGCGCGATCGAGGACTGTAGGTGGATATCCTATTCGCTCAGCTTTGGGTCTCATAAGCGGAGAGTTCTTTATGGAACCGATCGTCGACCCTGACCAGCGGGCTGCCGCCTACTTGGAAGCCTTCAATCGCGCGAACCTTAGAGGAGCCTGCCTTCCGAGAAAACTTTTTGATATCCTCGTTGCTCGCAATTGTTCCGTAACGTTCACTTCCAACGGGAAGAAGATCCGAGTCAATGGTGACGTTGAATTTGCCCTCACTCCTGCCGCTTTAGGAGGTCTAGGTATAACA